AATAAGGTTCCTTTTTTTCATATAGTCTATTATTCACTGGTGTTTCTATGTGAGAAACATTTTCATCTTTTTGAATTATAAATTTTATTTTGCAGTTTGATTTTTTACAATGATTTCTAATTAGTTTAATCAATTCGCTTTTATTTTTATTTTTATAGTTGTCAATATTAAAATCTTTACACTTCTCTATAAGTTCATTCTTTGTTAATTTGCTAAGTTCCATAATAGAATAGAACAAAGTTATCTTACTAAAAATACTAGTAAAATTATTTAAATCAATTTTATATTATTTCATACTACTTTTATCTAACACGCTACTCCTGAAAATAACGAAAGAAAATCTAAATATGGTAGGTGTAAAAATAAGTATTATCTATATCGTCTTCCCTTATATAATTGTGGATTTCTTCTCACTCTACTTTCTTTTTGTTTATTAACTATTGTTTTCATGTCAAACTTAAATTGTTCTAGTCTGGGTTTAGGTTTTTCTATTTTTAATATAATATCTTTATGGTCTTGTGGTATAACCCAATGTTTAAAGTCAATATAATAAAAAGAAGAGTCACTAGATAAAGGTCTAATAGAGTATTCTATATTTTTAATATCTTTATAAAAAGAAGTATCATGAAATGCTTTTGTTTTAAATACAATTTTTTGGTCTATTTGTCTATGAAATCCGTGATTAACACTTAACATAGAAGGGTGGGATATTGGATAAAACTGGTCATAATTAATATTTAAATTATGATTTAACACTCTGCTCTGAATAATATTATCTTCATATCCCCAACCCCATATATTAGGAAATCCTCCAATTTGTTCAAAGTTTCTTCCTTGAATAGAGAAAATACCACCTAAAGCAAACTTGAAACCATAGAAGTGTTTTACTATATTAGAAGTTGTTTCATATGAAATCATATCTTTTTTCGATGGCATTGTATCTATATCATTGAATACAAAAGTAATGTCTTTGTATTTAGTTGGAAATAATTGTTGAGATATTATAAAACCTAAATTTTTCATTGCACCCCTATTAAAAGGGCGGTCATCTTGTTGATTACATATAAAGAATATAATTTCATCCTTCTTATAGTCTTCTAGAATATAAGGCATAAATCTAGAAAATAAACTTAAATGAGCTTCTCTATTTCTAAAAGGAATAATAAAAATTAATTTTACATTCGAATAAGTAGCCTGAATTTCTTGTTTTATATTATCATTGTTCATATAATTTTATATATTATTTATATAAAATTATTGAATAGAATACTTTTCTTTAATTTTCGTAGGAATTAATATATCTTTCATCCTTTCAATTTTCTTATAACATTTATTTATAGTTACTTCACTTACTTCACTTACCATACGAACATCTTTTTTACTTACATTTAATTTACAATAATGTGATATAAAGTATACGATACCACACGCTACAGAGTGAGGTGTATTTTCTGGAATTAAATTATTTTTTTCTATTCTCAAAGCAATAAATAAACATAATTTTGTAAGTTCACTATTAATATTTAATTTACTACAATATCGTTCTATAAAAGCAGTCGGTTTAGTTTGACACATTATTGTTTTATCTTCAACATCCATATCTTTTTCAAGTTTATTAAGAATAATTAATGCATTTTTACAACCTTTTGTAGCACTTGTATTGTCTAAATAGAATATTGATGCAATTTCTTTGGGTGTTCTTGGATTTTTATTCATTCTACAAGATATATAGATAGAAGCAGCAATAATACCATCTCTATTAAGGGAACGAAATGTTTTTTCTTCTGATATTTTTTTATACATACGGAGTGCATCATCAATAATTAATTTAGGAATTCCTTTATGATTTGCCATAATTTTAATTCGTTCAAACTCATCATATTGAGATTTTTCTTTATATGGCATAGATTGCCATTCTGTATATCTTCTTATTTTTCTCATTTCATAACTACTTTTGCCATTGCAAATTACTTTACAACCAAAGGATGATTCTTTTAATAATGGATTAGTTGGCATTCCACATCTAGTAGGGTCACTATTTTGATTATCATTTGCACCATAATATCTCCATTCTGCTGTTTCATCTAAAGAATCATAATAAATAACACCACATATATTACTTGAACATACTAAATAACCTTCATCTCCAACAAATAAAGCTGAATTACATAAGTCACAATTCTCACGTTTTTGAATAGTATCATTGTCTTGATTCGTTTTTTCATTTGTATTCAATTTATCATTTTCAAAAATACACCATATTTTCTTTAAATCTCTATTTTCTTTATTTTTTTTAGTTTTATTAACAATTTTATCACTTGATAGTTTTATTTTAGTAGAACGATTGTGTAATTCAGAGTTCATTCTTATGTTTATTATTATGAAAAATATATATTTTATTTCAATTTTTTAAACATATAATATATATAATGAAGAAAACTATAAAAAAAGAAAGAGAGAAAAAGGGCATAAAAAGAAATATACAAAAAAAGAAGGGAACAAGAAAGAGACAAAAAGGAGGAAAGAGATTCAGTCATGGTAGAAATAATCGTAAATCTTGGTTATATAATTATTTTAGTGGAAACTCAATACGTTTATAATATTTCATAAAATTGATATAGAAATATTATAAAGATAAACATATACAATAATAATGATTATTCAAGAACCTGATAAGTTTCGTGAAAATATTATTCATAAAATTAATTCTATTGTGAATGATATTCGAAAATCAAAAAATATAGAAAAAAGTATATTTAATTATTCAATACGTGAATCAACATATAAAAAAGTTGTCAAGAAATGGGATAATGAATATTTTGTTATGATTTATATGGATAAGTTTAGAATGATATGGTTTAATCTTAAAAATAAAAATAGCAATTTTCTTAATAAAATATTAAATAAAGAGATAGAATGTAAAAATGTAGGTTTTTTAACACATCAAGAATTGTTTCCTGAACATTGGGTAGAACTACTTGATGCTAAAATGAAAAGAGATAAAAATAAGTATGAAGATGATACTAGAATTGCAACAAGTGAGTTTAAATGTAGAAAATGTAATCAAAGAATGTGTACATACTATCAATTACAAACGAGATCAGCAGATGAACCCATTACTACATTTGTCCAGTGTTTAAATTGTAACAATAGATGGAAATGTTAATTTAATAATCAAGTAATTCTAAATCCTCTATACTCCAATATTCTTTTTTTCCATTTGGTAGAGGTCTTACAATAATATATGGAAGTATTTTAGATTCTAGTTCTTTTTCTGCTATGATATAACCATCAATAATCTCTTTATCTACTTCTATTAATGGTTCTGCACCATTATTTATTTGTTTTGCTCTTAATCCAAGAACTTTAGCTTTCTCATATTTTGTCAATATAGGAATACTTTTATGTAAGGGGTCTACAACATTTCCAAACTTATCTCTTACTACTTTTGATAACACATTTATTTCATCGTAATTGTTTTGTAAAATATCAGGATGATTCTCTAGAATATAATTATGTTTCATATTTTCATTAAACTTTATTAAATAACTTTCATCATCCTCATCATCCTCATCATCCTCATCATCCTCTTCCTCATCTTCTCCCACTACTTCATCTTCTTCTAACACATCCATTAATTCTTTATCTTCTTCCATTTCTTCACTTTCATTATCCTCTTCTTCTAGTGTTAAATCTTCATCTTCTTCTTCAGAAACTCCAAAAAGTTCATCTTCATCGTATTCTAAACTCATTCTTATATGAATAGAATATATATTATTCTTAAATCTAATTCAATTTTTTAATTTATATCTTTTGTTTCCCATAATGTATCACAATGAGAACATAAATATATATACTTAAGATTACTTTCATCATATCTTAGATAAATAACTTCACTTTTTACATTCTTATTTTCATCATTTGATGGACATACACTATTTGGACATTTGATATTATATACTCTTGGAAGTGTAGGGTCTAATTTAGTATATTCATTTACTAAATGTGTATATGTTTTTTTATGATTATGAACTATTGTTTTTGATACTGAAATATCTGTATTTGTAATATTATCATTTTCATGACCACAACGACGACAATAATAAATTAGTTTATTTTCATCCGTATCTGAAATACGAATGTAATACATATTTTCACATTCACTACAAAAATGCATATTCCTTATTATATAGTATAATTACAAATTAGTTTTAATTTATAATTATTCAATTTTTTTATATATATCAAGAATACTCTTTTTTAGAGAAAAGTAGTCTGTATATACTTTAAAGTTATATACACTACAATAGAGTGTTTCTATAGTACTATTCTTATCAACATTTTCAATTATACTATCTTTATTTTTTAATAAATGCTTATTTATAATATTATCAAAAATTAATCTTTCATAAATTTCTTTTCTGTTATACATCTCAATAATTCCATATTTTATATTGCTATAATGAATACATTTATTGTATATCTCAATCTCTCGATGATGTTTCTCTTCTGTTATACCAGGTTCTCCAAATAAAGGCTCATTATTTAGAATGGAAATCATAGTCAACAATAAAGAACGAATACATTGACATGATGTCCAACCTTCACCAAACCAGTTATTTAATATAGATAAACATACTTTACCACTACGATATAGGTTTGGATTTATTCTCACATTCTCTTGATAAGAAGTTATTTTTATTTTTGGTGGACTATGAGGATAATTATTGGGAAATACTAGTTCAAAAAAATAAACACCATCTTGGTATAATGTATCCTTGGGTCCTATTAACATTGCGTGACCTTTCATCATATCATTTTCATTATGTTTGTAATAAATACCATTTTCTATAAGAGGATTTTTATAAATATCAGCAACATCTTTTAACAATCTTTTTAGTGTAGTTTTTGATGCCATAACAAAATGTATATATATACTTTTAATATTATTATCTATATAATTATAATATCTGTTATGTATTGGAATATTCAACATTGAAAACACAATATTAAAAGTATAAACTAAATAAAATTGAGATAAAAAAATAATGTAATATATTATTAACAATCATGGAATACAAGAATCTAGAACAATTCTTGAGAGACCATAGAACAACATCTAAAGACAATATTACTCATACCCGAATTGGTAACAAAAAGGATGTATTTCCTGGTAAATATAACATTACAGAGGATAAGTTACAACTATTTTACAAGTTGTATCACAATCATGTATTTGTAAAGAAAACACCTGAATACCTAACAGAAGTTCAATTACGAAGCGAACGTTCACCAATATTAATTGATTTTGATTTCAGGTATGATGTAAGTGTTAAAGAGAGAAAACATACTGAAGAACACATTATAGATTTAATCCACTTATATATCGATAAAATCCGTGAAATTGTGTGTTTTGATGATGAAGTGAATATACCGATTTATGTAATGGAAAAAGATAATGTAAATATGAAAAATGATGTTACAAAAGATGGAATACACATGATTATTAAGTTATCAATGTCGAATAAAGTTCAAGAAGTATTGCGTGAGAAAGTTCTTAGTGAGATTGGTGATGTATTAGATGATTTAAATTTGAAGAATAAATATGAAGATGTATTAGATGAGGGTATTACAAAGGGACATACAAATTGGCAAATGTATGGTTCTAAAAAACCTGATAATGAAGCATACAAACTAAAGTATCATTTTGAGGCCATTATTAATAAAGAAGATATTGAACTTTCTAAATGTGTTATTGATAATGATATTCATTTAATTACATCATTAATGGCAAGAACAAAGCCTGATTTGTGTTTTGAATTAAAAGATGAAATTAAAGAAATGTTAAAAAATAGAGAGAAAGGTAAAACGAAGAAAAGTAAAAATCTAAAACTAAGAGTAGTAAAGAATAAAAAAATAGAAAGAGATAATATTACTCAAATTAGAGATATTGAAAATATCATAGAAGATATATTCCAAAACTTGTCTGTAGAAGATTATATGCTTAAAGAAACACATCGTTATTTAATGTCTTTACCGATAGAATATTCAGATAATTATCATAAATGGATACAATGTGGTATGGCATTAAAACATTGTGATGATCGTCTTTATTACTCGTGGTTATTATTTAGTAGTAAATCAAAGAAATTCAACATTGATGAACTAGATTATTTTGAAAATTTATGGAGTAATTTTGGTAATACATCATCTTCTAGAACATTAACAGAACGTTCAATCATGTATTGGTCAAAAAAAGAGAACCCAACAGAATATTATGAAATTCGTAAAGAAACTATAGATTACTATATTCAGCTTACAATCGATACTGCCACAGAATGGGATATTGCTCATGTGTTATATCAACTCTTTAAAGATGAGTTTCGTTGTGCAAGTTTAAAAAATAATATTTGGTATCAGTTTAAGAACCATCGTTGGAATGAAATAGATAAAGGTTCTTCCTTACGTTATAACATTTCTAGAACTCTTTCAAATATATATTCAGAGAAATCCCGTGAGTACATAAGTATTTGTAATAATGAGGATTTAGAAGATGAAATGGTTGAAAAATATCGTCAATTATCAATCAAGTATAATGAGATTGCGTGTAAACTAAAAAGAACTACTTTTAAACAAAATATTATGAAAGAGGCTGCGGAGATATTTTATGAAAAGGACCAGCGTTTTATGAAGTTATTAGATACAAATCGTTATTTACTATGTTTTACAAATGGTGTATGGGACTTTGAAAACAAAGTATTTAGAAATGGGTATCCTGAAGATTATCTCTCTCTTTGCACTAATATACCATACTATAAAATCGATAAGGATTCTGAAGAAGATAGAAGAATTATTAGTGAAATAAATGATTTTATGTATAAGTTGTTTCCAAATAGTGAATTGAGAAGATATATGTGGGATCATTTGAGTTCAACACTTATTGGAACAAATAAAAATCAAACATTTAATATTTATAATGGTTGTGGTAGTAATGGTAAATCTAAGCTAGTAAATATCATGGAAAATGTATTAGGTGATTATAAAGGTGTTGTTCCAATTACATTAGTAACACAAAAGAGAACAGGTGTTGGTAGTGTTACACCCGAAGTTGCTGCCCTTAAAGGAATACGTTATGCAGTCATGAGTGAACCTTCCAAATCGGAACGTTTAAATGATGGATTAATGAAACAATTAACTGGTGAAGACCCTATTGAAGCAAGAGCTTTATATAAAGACCCAATAACATTTATACCTCAATTTAAATTGGTAGTATGTACAAATAATTTATTTGATATTAAAAGTAATGACGATGGTACTTGGCGTCGTATTCGTCTATGTGAGTTTATGTCAAAGTTCGTAGAGAACCCAAGAAATCAAGATGACATTCAAGAAAAAAATTATTATGAGTTCAAGATTGATAAAGAACTTGATAAAAAGATAGAAGAATGGAAACTTATCTTTATGTCTTTATTGGTAGATAAAGCAATTCAAAATAATGGTGATGTAAGGGATTGTGATATTATTCTCTCTGCAAGTAATGAATATCGTCAAGGTCAAGATTATTTGTTGGAGTTCTTTAATGAGAAAATTCAACGTACAGATACTTCTACACGAGGTCTCAAGAAGCACGAAGTGTATACAGAGTTTAAATCTTGGTATCAGAGTGTGATAGGTAAGTCACCTCCTAAAAGTAGTGAGTTATATGATTTCTTAAATAAAAAATTAGGAAAACATAAGCCAAATAAAGGATGGGTTGGATATACCATTAATTACAGCAATGAAGATTATGAAGAAGATGATATAATCGAAAATTAGGTATTATATAGTGGAGCTATGATATATCTACTAAATGGAAAGATAGCAAATAAAATTAACCCACCCGCAAAATATTGATAAATTCTTTTTTTATATTTTTCAGATAGAAAAAGTATTACAATAAATAACAACAATAAAAACCAATTTATATACCTCAAAATAGAATATAGATTATAATAAAACATTATTCTATCATTTGTATAATAAGTTTCACGATTAGTAATATTTTCACTATTTTTAAGATATTTAATTTTTCTTCTCATCTCTTGATTTTCTTTTTTATATTTTAAAATTAATTCTTTTATCCGTTCATCATCCTTATATAATGTTTTTAATGTATTAATATTTTTATTTAATTCTTGTTTTTTATTATTAAAATCCTCTTGTTTACTAGTTATAAATCTAGATAGTCTCTCTTCATTACGTTGGTCTATTATATCTCTATATCCCCTTTCTGAATGTCTTGCTATTAAAAAGTTTCTCTCTGCTATTCTATATTCAAGAGGTGCATCTTGTTTTCTATCTCTAGCATCTATATATGCTTGGTGTAATCCTCTTAAATTAGTACGCTCTTGACATTCTGTATCACATTCTAACACATTACTATCATTAATTTCATCAATGACATTGCTTACATCAGCCAAAACATTATCGAAATCTGGAGGAAAATCAAGATTATCTGCTCTTGTTGTAGTTGTTTGACTATTGAATGGCATATTGTTCTTATATAATAACTAGAAATTATAATCTTGCTACTACTGGCATATTTACATTTGAAACACTCATATTATTTGGTGTTGATGTTAGTCTATCATGTAATTTATTTAACATAACCTTTGCATTACTATCTGAAGAGTCTATTCTATTATCTGGACAAACACTACTTTGATCAAAGATGCTACTAAACTCATCATCATTATTTGGATCACCCATATTATTAATAGCATTCTTATCATAATAGAAATTATATTTACTATAATCGAACTCATTTCGTTGACTTAAATCATAAATATTTGCTGATACATTGATAATAAGAAGCACAATAATAATAATGATTGATATTGTTGCTACATTTCCAGGGATAATATTCTGTTGTAACAAGAGAGAAACAATAAAAATAAGAACAAAACCCATGGCAATACGTCTTAAGATATGAATATGTGCTCTATAACGTTCGCTTTCCCATTTTCCCAATTCAACTAAACGCCGTTTATTCAATTTATTTTTTTCAAGTCTATCCACATTTAAACGTGTCTTATTCAATTCATCTTCAACTATATCTGCTAAAGCCATTTGGTTTGCAATACTTTCTCTCTTTGTATTTAAAAATTCTTGATTTGATTTGTATAAATTACCTAATTGTTGGAATAAGTTTTCACGAATACTAGACACTTCTCTAATTTTTTGTGTCATAGAAACTATTAATGATTGTTCTGTTGTTTTTTCTAATTCTGCTAATAACTCCATTTCAAGTTCTTGTAGTCTTCTAATATCATTTAATAAAGTTTGATGTTGTTCCAAAATGTTAGACATTATATAATATATTAATAAAATAAAACATCCTATTGTCTTTTTATAGCATATATTCCACCACCAATGGCTAAAATTATCAATATCCAAATCACATAACTTGTATAATTCATACTACGCTCTTCAATATAATGTTCTGCCATAGCATCTAAAGTAGTTGCCTTTTGTTCATAGTCTCTAAATTTACGAACAAGCTCTTCGAACTCTTCTAAATCTTTATTTATATCTTCTGTATTATCGAAATCATCGAACGAGATATTCGAATTAAATCCCTCCATAAGATCCATTACTTTAGGAAATTCAGATAATTCAGCGTTTTCACTTCTTATTCTATTAATTTCACCTTGAATATTTTTAGATTCTCTCATTAAATGTTTTCTTCTCTCTTCGAGTTCTTTTCTTAGTCCTTGATTTAACTTTTCTAATCCACATAATGAGTTTGGTTTCATATTCTCTCCTTTAATAAATGAATTAAATATATTCCATTGTGTATCTGTAATATCTGTTGGACACGAGCCTGTATTATTATCTACATTATTATTTGGATACATTCGTAATTTATTGTCCATTGTAACATATCCAGTTCCTGATTGAAGCTCGTCATCCATAATATGTGAATAAACTGCGTTTGTATTACGCTGTCCGTAGACATTATTATCTAGACGTCTTTTGCAGTTATTACTTCTTCCATACCTTGCAACATCTTCATTATTGGTTACGTAACAATCTCCCTTTCCTAATAATGTTAATTCACGACGCCGTTTTACATCTCTCTCACCTTGTATTGCCATTATATCTTGTAGTCTAAATTGAAGAGTATCTATACTTCCTGAATTTAAAAGAACACGTAATGTAATTGTTTGATTACCTACCAAATTACTTACATCAAAAGTGTGACTGCTTGAAATTGAATTTCTTGTATAATTTATATTTCCTATTCTTACGTTAACTATTGTAGACGGATTTGACCTTTGTAAATTCCATCTAAATTGTATTCTATCTATAAAAGTCATATCTATTGGATTTGACTGGTAGATTACATCAATATTTGTAGCACGACGCGTTACTCTTTTACTTCTTCTCCATCGTCGTTTTATTTTAACTCTCCACGACCTTCCTATTCCATTTATTACTAGACCATACTGATTAGTTCGTGTAATTACACCATTTTGCAATGTTCTTCGTATTGCTCTAAAATTAATTCTATTAATTTGTCGTGAAAATAATACATTTGTTCGAGCACCCCTACGCATATTTCTAAGTAAAGCATACTGGTTTCCTCTTACATTTGCAATACCAACACAATCATTTCTAGAATTACATTGTTGTATTGCATTATTTTCATTCAATAATGCTGTAGATAATAAGGCAGAAGGATGTAAAATGTACCTTCTATTGTCATACTCATTTAATAATTTTGGTTCATAATTTTGAAGTGCATAATGTTTAAATCCACCAATATTTGAAACTACACTACATTGTTCTTTTGTCATTTTTCCTAAGTTTCTATTAATAACTCTATTTCTTATATTTTCATTAAAACATCCTTCATATTTATCATCGTGTTGAAGAGAGATAAAATAAGAACCATTTTCATTTAACTCACCACGTGAAAGTTGACTGCGTATTGTAGAAGAGAGAACACCAGTTCTTCTATCTTTATGTCTATCAAAAATAGAACTAGTAACTCGCCCATCTAATTGATAGTCATTCGCAATAATTCTTATGTTAGATATAATAATTCCACATCCTCCTGAAGAAGCATTTGAAATATCTATCTTTAACATCGTGTTTCTTCTTTTATCATCAAATAATGGAACTTGAATCCTACTTTTATTTCTAGATAATCTATGATTTCTAAGAACTACTTTAGGTCTTCCACCATAATACGATGTAATGGTTATTCTCTCTATTCCACATTTAGATTGAACGTCTAGAAGAACATTTTCTTTTTCAATATTACCCACACGGATATTTTTGCCCTCAAATCCACATGGTTCTGTTGGTGTCATTTTTGGACCTGGTATTAATGCTAGTTGAGAGAGTGATGATTCATTTACTCTATTTATTGTATTACTACAACTAAAATGTTTACTATTCCATTGATTACCCCATTCTCTTGCAACACCATACTGGTTCACATAATATCTAGTTCCATTCGATAACTGGATGTTTTTTCCTGAAAAAGGACTATTTTTAGCATTTACATATTTAAGTGTATTATTTCTATACTGATTAAACTTCTCATTAAATTCTTCAATATTTTTATTATGTTTTTCTATTCTTACTCTTAGTTTTTTAATATCATCTTGTATTATTTTTGCAAGTTGGTCTTTATTAGTAAAACCTTCTTGTATTCTAGTTTCTTTTATTGTGCTTGGTAAATGGTCTAGTTCTCCTCTTTTCCAAGATTTATCTTTCTTACTTATCATAAAAAAGTCATCTTTTCTCTCTTGTAGTTTATTACCTAAATATAAATCCATCATCATTTCTTGACCATCTATTTTTGTATAACTTGGATTTTTCAAATAATCAGATATATTATTATTCATATATATATTTACTTATAATATATATATAATTAATTTTTAGTCATTTGTCTCATTGTAAAAGCACCAATACCAAGAACAAGAATAATCCAAAAAATATACTCATAAAACTTACTATTTATTAATTTTTTTGAATCTATATATTCTCTCTCATAAGTATCTAATCTACTACTATTTTTTTCTAATTTATCTTTTAATTGATTTAATTTTATCATTTCCTGAATAATTTCTTCTTGTTTATTATTTTCAAATCCTTCTACTTGTCCGCCTATATTAGGTATGCTATCCATTTTTTTCTTTAATTCACTTTCTAATTCATTCGCTTTGTCTAAAAGTTGTTTATTTAATCTATCTACTTTATTACGTTTTCCTGAAAACAATTGATAAGAACAATCATCCCCAACTTTCATTATACCTGTTGTAGGAATACGTGAATAGATAGTATCAGGAAGATTACGAAACTCACTTGGACAACCATTGTCTTTTAATCGTTCAAATACATCCATATTTGGAACCACTCGTCTTGAACCATCAGGATGAACCCACGAGATTTGACCTGTTCTTTGATTACGTATCATTGTTCCTTCTAAATTACAAGGAACATCTCTTCTTAAAGGCACTCCTTCTTTTGTTTTATCAAAGACATTTAATCCATTCTGTCTTCCCATAAAACCAACAGGACAATCAGTTTTCTCTCTTAATTGTTGATGACTTCTTGAACCAACCCATCGTCTTCTATTATCATATTGTCTATGATATCCGTATTTATTTATATGATAACGTATTGGATGCCTACTTCTTGAAGAATATGTTTTACGACCAGTAACATTTACATTTGTATTTTTATCAAGTTCTTTTCTTCTATTTTTAATATCAGCTAAATAATCTTGATAAGCCAAATTATAATCTTGAAGAATCTCATCATATTCCATACGTAATTTATCTATTCTTTGATTTATTTCTGAAGTATTCGAGTTCATATTTTCCATTCCTTCAATATAAGAACCTAAATCTTGAGTTGTGGATGTCTTAATCAAATCTAAACGTTCTTTTCCTAACACTTTTTTATAACGTTTTCTATTATATAATAATTTTTTTCCACCATATAAATTTACTTTATCAACTTTATTGACACAAGACATATATATTAATACATTATAAAAAATCTATTCACGGATTAATTTTATTAATATACCTGATGTAACAAATGT